GGCCCTTTGGTGTGCCGATAAAGGTAGCCCAACCCTGTCTGTCAGCAAGTAATGGCCGCACAATCTCACCCCACATACGAGGTTTCATATCCGCGTATTCGTCTAGAACCACGCCATCAAGATAAAGACCACGCAAAGCGTCAGGGTTATCAGCACCAAACAGTCTAATTTTTGCTCCGTTGACAAGTTCCACCCACAATTCTGATTGATTAGCCTTAACAATGGCTGGTTCTGCATATTTTAAAAGATAGTCCCACGCAATATTCTTGGCTTGTGCGTAATATGGTGCAATATAAGCGTACCTGCCATCAGGCTTGTTTTCGTGTATTGCCCTACGGATAGCGTCTGCAATTGTGGCCACCGTTTTTCCTGCGCGTCTGTGGCAGACCAATACAGCCCAGCGTTCCTTGCGTCTATGAAAATCAAGGAAAGCTTCCCTAGCCTTGTAGGGGTACTCATACTTTTTAACTACCTCAATCAAGGAATTTATGTTCGTGAATTACTTTGACTGGCTCATCCTGTGGGCTAGTGTGTTCTGTTCTAGCAAGCTTTGGTACATGGTATTCAGCTACTTGCATAAAGCAATCAAACGCTACCTTTGGCCCAAGCTTCTCGTTCATAGCGATCTCGTCAAGCCATTGTTGTAGTTTGTCAGCGTTACCATCCACAAACTTGGCAATCGCTTCTCTAGCGAGGGCTGTGGACTTATTAGGGCTACCAGCAGGCCTACCTGCTCCCTTAATATTCTTTAATTGTTTATTCTCCATACCTTATCCAAGTGGTTGATTAAGATAGGTTAATTCTACTACTATTTTACTTCTTTATCCAAGTCTTTAAGCTTGTTCGCGATCATCTTCCTGCGGGCAATGCGGTCAGCTTGGTTCTTTTCTAGCGTAGTTTCTTTATGTTCACGCAGCATTGCGTTTTCTTTAGGGTATTTGCGATCCATGTGTTTCATGCTTTTTCCTCTACATATTTAGCGTAAGCATCTTCTAACTTGGCTTTTCTTGCGCCTTTGGCGTTTTCACGCTCAACATTTAAGGCAATAGCAGTAGCTTGGGCGGTACTTTTACCTGCCTTTTTCTCTGCTTTAATATTCTTGCCGACTGATGCGGTTGATCCTGATTTGTCAAGTGGCATATTAACCTTTGAATTTAAGTAGGTAGATGGTGGTGTCAATTTCTTGCGCGATATTGTCAATAAGCTGGACAATCTCACTATCCATAGGCAGATCAGACCTAGATTCTTTTACAAACTGTTGTAAAGATTGTAGATAAGCCAACGGTTCTTTAGGCATATGGTATGTAGCGGGGAAATTAGTAATTTGCCCATAAATGCCAAAGTAGCACTCGGCCAATTGATCGGTCAGATCGATAATAATGGAATAAAAATGGCCGAGTGTCTTGTGTTTAGCGTAGGACTTGGTAGCCCAATGGAAAAAATGTGTATTTGTGCCTGAATGTAGCAATGTTGCTAGAAATAAAGCCATTGATTTTTCCATAAAACGCTCCTTTTGCGTTATTTTATAACACTTTTCGAGTAATTCCTAATGCTCTTATTGCTGCATCAACGCTGTCTACTCGACTAATTGCACCACCTTTCCACTTGCCTAAAAACTCTAACTGGTCGTTTGTAAATTTTGCTTTGGCATCACGCTTGATCTCCATTAATATTGTCTCCCCAGCGTATCCACACAAAAGATCGGGACAGCCGTGTTTCATTGATGCTAAAGACACAACAGTAGCCCCTGCCTCGCGCAATGCTTTAACGATTTCTTTGTGGTTTGTATCAATCCTAGCGTATGTCATAGTTATAGGTTAGTATTTGGTAACTTATTGATTTAAGGGAATATTGTGAAGATTCTACTACTAGATATTGAAACCTCGCCTAATGTGGCTCATGTGTGGGGTATTTGGCAACAAAATGTCGGTTTATCGCAGTTACTAGAATCATCATACACCCTTTGCTACTCAGCTAAATGGCTTGGCGAAAAACAAATTTACTTTGATTCTACTCACAAGAGTACATCCAAAGATATGCTTAAGGGCATACACGGGTTACTTGAAAATGCTGATGCGGTAGTTCATTACAACGGCACAAAGTTTGATATGCCTACCCTAAACAAAGAATTTATTGTTCACAAGATGAATCCCCCAGCCCCTTCTAAACAAATTGATTTACTACGGGTGGTTAAAAGCCAGTTTAGATTTCCAAGTAACAAGCTAGATTATGTGGCCCAGCGACTAGGTTTGGGTAAGAAAAAAGAGCATGAGGGTCATATTCTGTGGGTTAAGTGCATGAATAATGACCGCAAAGCTTGGAAAATAATGGAAGATTACAACATTCAGGATGTGGTATTGCTTGAAAAATTGTATAACCGTTTGTTGCCTTGGATTAAATCTCCCATAAATCAAAATATAATGAGGGATCGTGATGGGTTTTTGTGCCCTACTTGTTCAAAACCTCATTTAATTAGCAAAGGCTTTAGGTACACAACTACTGGGGCTTACCAAAGGTATCAATGCAAGGCTTGTGGTGGATACTGCACCGATACAAGAACTTGTATACCCCATGCAAAACTTAAACATTTAGCATGAAATTAACGCCATTTATCCTAGAAAACTTGTACCTGTGTATGGCCGCTTGCCATCCAATGCGTAACTGGGATTTGCCTGCGCCCGAATTGATTACTTTTAAAGTGACTAGGGAATCAGATGCTATGGCTACCTACCGCTACCAAGAGGATTTAGAAAAGCCTCATATCATCACAATTAGCCGTTTGCGTAACGAACATTTTGATACGGTGCAACGCTCATTGGCTCACGAAATAGTACACATGAGTTTTTGGAAAACAGATTACTGGGATAAACACGGTAAATTGTTCAAAATTCGAACTCGTCAGATTGCCCGTGAATATGGCTGGGATAGCCTAGAATTGTAATTAAATGTGTAATTAACTATACATTTAAATACATATATGTATAAATTGAGCCGTATTTTATACATTTACGGCTCATTTAATGAGCCTCAAACTTTACAAAAACCAACTTTTGTAAAGTTTTAGAAACATTTTGTAAAGAAAAAGGGGTTGTAACCCCTTGATTTTATTACTTACCAGTTTTGTAAAAGTCTTTTAAAGTAGACAATAAACAGTTGTACCAAAATTCATACGCTTGTTTAGTTTTCTCTGCGACTTGTTCTAACTGCTTGTACTGCTCATCAAATGTAAACATAGCAATCTCCTATTAAATGTTGCATTGCACCATTTTACATTATTTTGCCAGTATGTAAAGCCCGACATTAGAAAAGGCGTAGCCTGTATATACAACTGCCATAGGCAAGTTACCTTTTACTCCCTGTTCTATACCTATATAGGCATAAATCGCGCCCGTAAGAATGATTAGCCAGCTACTCAAGATTCCATTTCCAAAAGCTTGTCCTCAAGGTCAAAACCCCAGTAAGCTCTAAATGCTTTAGCCCCAAGTCCGTGAATACTGGTATGTGGATCATGTCGATGATGGAAGGCACATAAGGGGACTGCTGGAGCGTTATCTCGCTTTCCCCCGTAGCGTCTAATGTGATGGATTTCGATTGGGGTGTCTGTGTCGCTGTATCCCAAATGCCTGCATAGAACGCAGCCCTGTCGTGCCAGCTTTGCATAGTGATCCCTCTGTGCTTTACTACTTGCCATTAATGTAATCGACTGTCAATTGCTCCAGCTTTTCAACAGATTCAGCAATGTCTACGCTTAATTCAAGCATCTGTGTAGGGTTTGCAGATTTAAGTGATTCATCAAACATCTTGCACAGCAGTCTAAGGATTAAAAATTCTTCGGTTACTTTTAGTGTGGTCATTTTAAAATCCTATCGTGAGTGCGGTTTGATACTTCTAAAGTTTGCCATGTAGCGTGTCTAAGCCGTGCTGCTTCAAGTTCCCATTTTAACTTTTCTGCGTTTTCCGTAGCAGCACCAATGGCTTTACATAAATCTTGATATTCTTGGCTTGCATAAGCTTCTCGCTCTTGTGCGCCTACGGTTTGCTCGCCTGACTTTTGCATCATTATGCTTTTTAAACTGCTTTTAAAACACTCTAGTTGGGCTAATTCACCTTTTGCTTGACTAAATTTGCCAGCGTTTTCTAGTATAAAGTCTATACATTTATTGGGGTCTATCTCTCTTGTCATTTTCCTAATCTCTTTTTAATAAGCATCTTCATGCGTTCTTCTTTTTCAGGGTATTGCGCCAGTAAACGCACTACTTCAGGCCAGCCTCGTTTTTTTGCTACAGCTATATACCAACTAACAAGGTAATTATCAGGATTCAACTTGCTTTATCTTCTGACTTATCCTTGATCTTAATGCTTGCCAGCCTTCACCAGCATAGGGAGTTACACCTACTTCTTGGGCTTTTTTCAAAGTTAATTCTTCGGTAGCGTAGAACGGTAGTTCAGGTTTCTTTAAAGGCTCGATGTCGATTTCGTCAGTCCAGCGTTCTTGATTTAAAAAAGTGGCAGGGTATGGTATAAAATCTTTAGCGGTTTCCTTGATCTTCCAGTATTTCAAGTAGTTAGGCATAGCCTCAATACATTCAAGTTGCTGGTCAGGGGTAAGTTTATTCCAAGCCTTTTCCGCGTCTTTACGAGCCATCTTACGGGGATACAAACCATAAAACACAGCAAAAGTCATTCTACATCCTCAATTAATAATTGAATTTTAGAAGTTATCTTATAAATATAAGCAACATCGTTTAAAGACAACTGACCTAATAATTGTAATATTTTAATTACAGCTACATCGTTGTCTAAAGGCTGGGGTTTAACTAATGTTTCGATCATTTTTTGCGTTTGATAGGTACTTCATCATCTTCGGGTTTAACTTTATATCGATCAATTGCTTCGGTAAGCATACTGACAAGCCCCCATTGAATGAGGGTTTCCAAGCCTGCTTTGTCAAAATCAACTTGAGCGTTGGCTGATCCATCTCTATTCTTCTTTAGTATCTTTATTTGTATCTTCATGGTTTACAAACTTTATAACGGGTTTATCAAGGGCAAGTTTAGCAAGTTCAATGTATCTATCGACCTCTAAACGATCTTCCCCACCAATTGCGGCCTTACTATGAGCAACAGGTTTACCCATGTTGTCGTAGTAAACTTCGCGAATTTCAAAGTAATCCTCATAAGGACTGCTCATATTTACTAATCGTAGATTCCAAGTCATCTTGAACTCCAAATGTTAATCTAGATGAAGTATATGTTAAGTGAACTTAAGAGTAAATATTTTTTAATAGTGTTGTTTTTTCGTCAGGATTGTTAGATTCAGGACATAGCTATCCCTACTATGAGGAATAGCTTGTCAGTCTTGTTGAGTTCTTTCTCAAATTATTGCTTCGATGTCTTTGTCGTGCCTAGGTCTGTCGTTATCACATCATCGGTCTATCCAT